AAAGTTTATGAAAATTTCTTTCAGCATAAAAATTTAAAGGGCTTGATAAACTAGCTGGTCGTCTATTTACATTATCATCACCAAAGTGGTTGTCTCTAACTAAATCATCCCTTACTACCAATCTAATCCACCTTCTGTAATTTCCATTACTATCAACACTTGTTCTTGTTTCTAATCTAAACCCCTTTCCATTAGTTTCTAATGGATTACCAAAATTAAAAAGAGTTCCTTCAGATGTTTTACTTATAAATCTTACCCACATTGTTATTGTAAAACCATCAGTTAAATAAGAGTCTTCTTTTTGAAATTCTAATTCATCATTTGTTGGTGATTTTAATATAATTGCTTGATTTGGTTTTCGTATTTTAAGAAATCCATTTGATACATTTTCATACTCAGGTCTTAAATCATTTAAAACATCATTTACATTGTCAATATCACCAAGATAACTATTAAGTTTATTTCGCATTGATTGAAGAGTTTTATTATTGTTATCTTCATTTGCCTGTTCATCTAACCTAGTTATAAAAGCATCTATTTGATTTTCATGACTAACACGGCTCTCTTCATCATCTTGAAAATTTTCAGGTTGTTCACCAACACCGTCACCATCCACATCTGTAAAAACAGGAGTTGGACCTATTAAGTTATCAAATTCAGTAAAAAAATTATTTATCTGTTCTTGACGATTTGGTTGGGGTGGTAGAAGCTCAAAGATATTAGTATCTAATATCTCTTTAGCTTTTTCAGGATCTATTTTAGAACCTGTTTTTGTTTTTGTTAATTGACTTAGGTTTAAAATATCTGTAAATTCATTTCCTATTTTCTTAGCAACATTTATTTCATATACATTAGCCCCATCTATAAACTTTATTTTATATTGAATAGTTGATTGTGGAGGCGTACCTTCTGCTGGTAATTCTACTTGTATAATAGAAAACTTACCTTCTAATTCAGTAATACTGTTATCAAAAATATACTGACATAGTTGTTCAAAAATATCACCTTCTATATCTTTTCTATTTTCTAATGTATTTCTATCTTTTTTATAAAATACAAGAGGCTCATCTTCTGTACGACCTGATTGTTTTATTCCATCACGGATAGTTGTTTGAAGAGAAAGAAGTTGTTCATCAGTTAGGGTATTAGATTCAAACCATAGCTTATAAAAAATATCACTTACTGCTTCACGAGTTTCTTGTATAGCCGCATAAGTAATTTTTTGAAATATTATTTCACTAGGAATCATTTCATGAGTTATTCCTAACTCACCAGCACCTATCATAATTTTACCATCTTGATGTATATGATAAAGACCTATATATTGTTCTTCAGGATTTTCTACAAAGTAAAAATTATCATCTGCTGTAGCATTTAGACCAACTTGTATAATAGGATTTAATGTCAATTCTTCTTGAGTTGTGTCATCACTACCAGTAGTTCCGTAAGCCATGATTAAGTCCTTAGTATAAATTCAAAATCATTATCATATATTATTTCTTGACCGTCATCGTGATTAACTTTTATTAAAATCTTATAAGCACGATTAGGTTCAAATGAATCTAAATCTTGTTTGAAATAATTAGAAGTTGTATCACAACTCATAGTTGTGTAAGCACTAAATGGAACAACAGACTCATTTGTTGCCATATCTATGATAGAGTAAGCACCTTTACCATGTGGTATAAAACTACCACTAACGGTTTGAACCGATGTTGTAAATGATTTTTGTATGTATCTTTTACGAGCACCAAATCTAAATTTTATGGTTTCGTTTTCTTTATACGCTTCTCGTAAGTGTATAGGGTATAGGTAGTTCTCACTATTGCCAGAAACATCCAAGGTGGTCAAGCTACCTGTGTTAGAACCAGTTGCTGGTAAATGGTCATCCCACTTTAATTCTATCTTAGGAGAGTATATAGTGTTGGTTTGTCTTGAGAAAAATTTAAGGTTTTCAAAGCTACCACTTGATGTTTCTCTACTACCGGATAGTCTTACTAACATACCATAGTTAGTATTTACACCACCAAACCATTTATTAACGAGGGTTGTAATGTCCATGTTAAGGTCAGGAGATTCTACTGAAAAGGATTGGGATACTTCATCACCAGCAATATAAGTTCCACCAGGAGTTGTCCAACTTATCTCCGAATTGTTTTTGTTTTTTCTATACAACCAACTACAACCATCAGTTGTTTTTGGAACATCTAATTCTTTACCAACACCCTCATCCCATTCTTGACTTAGGGGATAAGCAGCAATTGTATATTCTTCGCTTAATCCACTTGTTCCTTCTGTCTCGTAAAGTCTAAGATTTAACTTATAGTCATTTGGTAAAACAGATGAGCTAATATAGCTTTCTATTTCATCGGTATCAAACTGAAGAAGAACTCTTGTTTGATAAGAAAATGTTCTATCAAAAAATACTTTTTTTAATTCAAGTATCTCATCTTGTCCTGTGTTCTTATCCTTAAAGTCTTCGCCTGTAATTGAGTTTGAACCACTATTGATAAAAGTATCTTTGGTTGTAAAAAAATATCTATGCATTATATTACCTTCCCATAAATGTCTTGATTTGGATTTTTTAATTCAAATACTGCAGGTGATATAGATGGTCTATAGATACCATCTTGAAGAGCTTCGTTAAAATTAAATTGAAATCCATAATTATTATCATCTCCTATAACCTCACCATCTCCTTTATAATAGTATAATTTCCTACCACTAGCATATTCATCGTTCCCATCTTGAAATAATATTAATTCTTTTATTCCAATTACACCATCTAAACCTAATATATTATATTGTAAATCATTTATATTAATTGATTGTCTAAACTGCATTTTCTCTACTTTAAAAAAGTCTTTGATAGTTTGAATTACATTTAATTTAACTTCCGTTGGATTGAATCTTCTATCAACATTTACTTTAAAATTAACACCAAAGTTTATTATGTAGCCGGAAAATAGATTATCATTTAAAGTAAATCCAAAATCAACAATATCATTAATCATTCTAAATTGATTAAGGTAAGTAGCTATATTTTGTAAAATAAGTTGAGGTGTTTGTACTAATTGTTTATTTTGATTGTAAGAAAGAGTAGATACTAAAAGAGTTCCACCATCTAATCTTTCTACAAATGATTTAGCAATACTACCAAACTTTGTTGGAATACTTTGTATTCTTGCTGTATAATCTTCTTTGGTTACACAACGAAGTTGAGTAGCAAAAAAGGCACTAGCATTATTTTTAATCTCATCAACAGTTTGACCATCTGTCCCACCGACACTAGGCTCATCATTTGTAACGGATATAGTAACACCATCAGGAGCATTATTTATATTGGTAAGTTCTCCAGCTTGAACATTTGATGTAGCACCACCACCTACTCTATAAGTAAAAGTCATTATAGTATTTGCTGGAGTTTCACCTAAGTTTAAATTATTTCCAATTGTAGAACCTATAGCACCAGGTATATCAGCAAGATTGTTTCCATTTATTGTTACACCAGCTTGTTCTACCGAATCTACATTTGAACCGGAATTACTAAATCTAAATAATCCATTTCCAAAACAAACCTTATACGTTTGTGTATCCTCATCAAACTTTGATATAAATTTTTTGTTTGTTTTTATATATTCAGCAACATAAGGAACAGGTATAGTAGATAAACTATCAGTAGCATCACCTTGGTCATAAGCACTATCTCTAGTAGCATCATCACTATAATGAGTTTGATTTAAAACTTTTTCTTGTGCTAAGTAATCAACCTCATACCATGTAAGTGCTGATGAATCAATACAATTTAATACTTCAACTATATCATCTTCACCTAAATCTAATTCTAAAAATTTAGTTGGGTTTGTTATAGTAAATGATTTTGTTTTGGTTTGACCCGAAACAGCTCTTACATATCGTGTTAGGGTATAAGATTCCGCTTCTCCATTACTATCTAATGTTGGTGCACTTATAACAGGATCACCTGAGCCACTTGATGTAAAATCTATTTCACCAGTTGTTTCAAAAAGTATTTGTGAATCTACACTTGACGCAATTTGTAATCCACTATCTATCGAAGATGGTGCTTGCCCATAATCAGGTGTCCCATCTGCTTTTGCATCTATAGTGGTAGTAACTTTTAACTTAACAACCGATGGAGTTTTGTTGGGAACTTTATACCCTAAGAACTCCGATAGTCTTCTTACATTTCTTTTCTCGGTTGCAGTTGCTATTAAGTTTTCTTTATAATTGTAATCGATATAATAAGAAAGAACATCACCAACATAACTTGATAATTCTATTAACATCATACCAGGTGATGTTTCGTTAAAATCTTTATATGTATCAGGAAAGTAAGCTTTAGTATATTCAATCAAGTCAGCTTTAATTGTACTAAAATCTTTACTTGTGTAATTTACATTTGTTTTTATTAGTTTTTGTTTATCGGTATATGCCATTAGTAAGCTCCATCGCCTGTTGCTGATGAGGTTTCATCACCTACACCATCAAATGTAACTTGAACACTTTCCGTAGCGTTAGGTGTTCTATTTATATTAAATTCTATGTTTATAGTCACCTGATTTATGTCATCTCTTCGGTTGACTTCAATGTTTCTTAAATCAACAAATGGTAACCATCTCTGAAAAACATCTACAATATCATTTTCAATTTGAATTGAAAGGTCTTCGGTCATCTGTTCAAATAAAAGTTGTTTTAGATTCATACCCAAACCAGGTTGAAATAATCTTTCACCTTGATTGGTTTGCAATAAAAGTTGTATGTTAGTTTTTACAGCCTCAATAGTAGTTTTAGTTGTTGCAAAATATCCATCTCCACCAGCAACCCTAGCAAATGGAAAGTCTATTCCAACTGATACTCTACTATCTTGGTCTTCTACAAATCTATCTTTTCTTCTATCTAGTATTGGCATTATGCTTCCTTAACACTTATTAATTTTACTTTTGATTTTCTGACATTAGTGTTTACCGTGGGTAATCCAACCTTATTTGATGTCTCACTTATTTGAACAACACCAATTACTGGTGCTGTATTAGCACCACTCTGAGCAGCTGGACTTCCAGCAGTAGCTACAGCAACCTTACCAGGTAAGATATTATATGGTGCTTCCATTTCAGTAATATTAAAATCTTGTTTAACAATAAAATCTATTATAGCATTTCTTAGGTCTTCTGCTAAATCATCTACTTTCTTTTTACCATCCGCAGTAGAATCTACAAAATCTTTACCTAAGTTTTTTTCAAAGGCAGCATATATGTCGGATTTAAGCCCCATTTCTAAACTTTTCCTTTTCTTCTACTTTCTTCATTACACCTGAATAATCTTTATTAAGAGCATTAGCTAGATGGTCAGGTAAACCAGCAGTATCTTCGGTTACAGATTTTACTTCTGCTTCTTTATTTATATTTTTCCATTCGCCTGAATGAGCAGTTTCTTTTAAGATGTCATTTAAAATAGAATCCTTAGTCATTGGAACTCTCGTGTTAGATACTGGATTATTACCAGTAGTAGATGCGGTAGGTTGTGGCGCTCTATCTTCAACTATACTATTAGTTTTACTACTAACTAGCGCTTCATCTATCTTTTTCTCCAGTACAGAAAATTTATAATCTAACTCTTCTCTTATAACTTCTCTTATTAATTTCTTAAATATATTAACCTTCATTATTACTCCTGTTGTTTTGTTCTATGTAATGATGATGACTCAGAAAATTAGGACCATCTTTGGCATAATTTATATTTTGATTATCATCTTCAGTTTCAGTTCTTGCTTTTAATTGTTCTACTATCTCAGTTAAAGTAAGTGTAGGACTTTCAAGTGCCACACTCTTACTCGCATCCAATGAAGCTCCTAAAGCATCAGTAAGTGGCACAGGAACTCCTTGTACAAGAGCATGAGCATTTTTTAATATCTTTGTTATATCTTCTAACATCTTTCTTAACTCATCACCTAATACTACAGGCTCCTTCTTACTTTTTGCTGGTTCTCCTAAATAAATATTACCAGAATTAATAACTGAATAACCTGAATTGTTTAATGTGAAATTCTTTTTAGCTCCAAAATTTATATTTCTATTTGATGATACAGTAAAATCTCCTTGGTTGCTTCTAGCATCAAATGTTATCTTATCAGAAGTGATAAGAATTTGATCTGATGGATTTGCATTATCTAACTCACCAAAGTTATAATTAAATATTCCTTCATCATCATCATTACCTTTATTCAATACATAATTACTAGCATCATCAAATATATCTACTGACAATAAAAAATTTGTAGAAAGATTAAAGTTTTGTCTAATTGATCCATTAGATAATAAAGATATAAGAGAACCGTTAACTAGTGATTCTTCGGCATATGGATTGTTATTACTTATATTTAGTATAGGAAAAACAGCTTTAGATCCCACTCTAATACCATTACCATGTCTACCTTCTATTAATAAATCAGAATGTTTTGATGTATTGTAACCAAAATCGGATAATAAATCCATTTCTTTGTTTTTACCTTTTTGTAACTTAGTAATTAAGATATTAGAGTGATATTCACTTCCATAACCAGAAGACGGGTCTATATTATCTTTTAAATTAGAATTTTCATCTTCTAGTTGTAAAGAATAAAAATTAGAATTGGATTTATTAGGTTCATTAAATGTATTTAAAGGACCTATATAATAAAATTTTTTTGCTATCAATGAAAATAATACTAAATCACCTCTAGTTATAGAATCACTTATACCTCTAAATAATGGTCTAGCTTTTATTTTTTTTTGTACAATGGGTAGAGTTCCATTAAGAGATTTTATTTCTATTATTTGAGATGAAGTTTGCTCCTCGTCTTGTCTGTCTTTATCATTATTATTAATAAAAACTTTATTTACAAAACCTAAATTAAATTCTATGGATGTACTAACTACATCATCAAAAAATCTATTAGCCATTATGTCTTTCCATACTTACTTCTTATATCAGACATATCGACAATTTCATCTTTTTTCTTTTGTAAATCAGTTGTTACATCTTCGAGAGTTGCCATTAGTTGTTCTTTTTCTTCTTCAGAAAGTAAAGCAGCACTACCATCATCGATAGTTTGCTTGGACATAATGCGTTGATATATAGTAGCTAGTTTAACAAGGTTATCATCATTACGAATACCCACATCCATTAACTCTTTGATTATAGGACCTACAACAGCTATGTCCTCTATACCTTGGATATAGCCATGAACTTCCTGAATCAATAAGTCAATCTGAGTTTTCTTTAACTTAGTGTTCTCGTATATCTCCTCAGATAAATCTGAAAAGTTTTTATCACCGAATATTTTATAATCGTTTTCCATACATATAAATATAGTACGGGTTTAGAATTACACTAAAGAACCTGTATATCTTAGGTTGTCTATATGACCACGGCTAAGAACTTCTTCTTGGATTCTAGGATAAATCTTACGAAATGTATTAGTGACTTGAGTAATTTTAGATGTCTTAACATCTGTCATTTCTCTAATCATAATGTATATTGCTTTCTTATTAAAGTTATCGATATTATCTTTATTCTTACATAGGTATAATATAGATTCAGCAATATCTCTATCGGCTGGTTTCGGAAAAAGTCTTTCTATATTTTCTTCAAAATATTCCATAGTCTTTTTAAATATATCCGAAGATGGACTTTTTTCTATCACTTCGTCATCAACACCTTGTGTATAAAGAGTATCAACATCATCGTGAATTTTTACTTTTTTATAGTTAGCATTATTATTTAATATAAGATAATTCTTTGCTACTACAGAAAAGTAACTAAAGGCTTTACTACCTTTAGTTTCATCAAACTTGTGCATATTGATTACAAGATTGGATACGACCTCTTCTTGTAAATCTCTAAACCCATAACTAAAATAACTAAACTTAAATGTATTAATTATGTTTTCAGCAAGTTTAAGAAAAGCTTTATGAATTTCTTCAGTATAAATTTTGTTTCTTTCTGATGGTCTTTCACAATGATTATATCTTACGATAGCATCATGAACTGGTGTACCAAAATATATTTTACTTTTTTTCTTTCTTTTTTTCTTTAATGGGGGCATCTTCAACCTCTGTTTCAAATAAACTATTTAATTCATTACCAAGTCGCTTTATCTCTGTAAAGAAAAAACCGACTTCATCATCGGACTCGAAAGTCCCTCGGTCATCTATTTTTTTAAGTTGAAGTTTTATTGATTCTACTGTATTATTTATATTTAATATTATGTTTTCGTAGTCGTTGATACGGCGTAATGCATAGAAAGCTACCAATCCTAAAAAGGTAGCTATTATTCCAAGTGTAACGGTTATTATGTAATGTAACAATTAAGACTCTAATTCTATTATTTTTTCATCTATCAAATCTATGGCTTCTATAAGTACTTCATTTTGTTCTTCACTAAGTTCTGTTTCTAATAACAAACTCTTTAAATCCTCTAAGAAAAGGATAATTTCGTTGTTAATCATTAAGCATCTCCTACGATATTAGTTAATAGTTCAAGTATCTGGTCGTTATCAAAATCTTCCAAATCGTCTATATGGTCATCTAATGTTTTAATTAAATCTTTCATATAACCATCTTTAAAATTTTGTACAGTTTTTTCAAACAACTCTGGATTCTCTACTTCTAATACATCTAATATTTGATTAATTAAATCATTAGCATCTGTTAGATTTTTTCTTACCTTAAAAAACATTTCTTTATGCCTTGATTGTTCTACTTCTAAGGTATCTAATCTGCTAAGTATAAAAGATATAACTTTAATTATTTGTTCGTTTGTATGTTGTGATTTTTCCATATATCCATAAATATTTACTTACTAATGAAATCACTTATATTTTAGTTATTATTATTTAAAGTTTAGGGGCATAGAAGAAAGGAAGAAAGAACTATGCCCCATATAGAACCTCTTGAAATGAGATTCAATTCTTTGAGAACGATTATAACCTATTTATATTCCTCTGTAATATACACAATTAAAACCATTAAGTCAAGCATTATTTTTGAGAACTTGAAACTAAATTATTAGAAACTTGTTCACTTAATAAGGATTGTATGGTGAAATATAACGATGGGTTTCGTTTTAATAAATCTTTAAAATCTTGTTGAGGCCAGACCAAACATTCAGCATTATGTTCTACCTTACAAGTTGCTGTTGCTGGTTTCTCTGTAAGGAAAGACATCTCTCCTACAAACTGACCATCTTTTAATTCTGCTACTTTATTATCATTAACAAGAACATCAACAGTTCCGTTATAGATAAGGATTAAATCTTTTACTGACTTACCTTGGGTTATGATAGGTAATGGTGTATTAAACTTTTTCCATTCTGCTACTTTGGTTATCTTTAAGAACTCAACAGGTGTTAAACCCTTAAACATAGTTTCATATAATTCTTTTTCTTTATCTGTCATATCAACTGGTCGTTTTTCATATATGATAACTGCCACATGATATAAGTTAAGTAGTATAAAGATAATGTTCCAACCGATAGCAATCCACATAGGTTCGGCTGGAATATAAAAGTTATATAATACAGAGAATAAACTAGCAACTATAGATACGAGTCGTAGATATAAAATGTCCTTTACCAAAAAGGAAAAGGCAATAAGACCAAATGCTAAATGTCCAGCTATAGTTGCTATATTCATATTACATATTGTTGTAAACTCGTTTCACATAAAAGTTTGTCTTTATATAATTGTCTGAGTATTTTTTTGTTACGGTAGGACCATGACTATACGCAGTAAGTGTAGATGGAATACATTCATCAAAATGTTTATTAAGTTTAGATAAATACTTTATTCCAACTGTAACATTTACATAAGGATCAAACAAGTCTTCTTTGGGTGTTTGGAATTCAGACATGGCTGTTTTAGGTAGTATTTGCATTAAACCTAAAGCACCACTACTTGATACAGCTTTATGATTCCAATCTGATTCAGTTTGTATAACGGCTTTAACCATTTCATACTCCACACCATATTCCCAACAAAGAGCTTCTATGTAAATAAGTATGTGCTTAAGTTTAGATTTATTCAAAGAAGATTTAATTTCTTTTGCTTGGGTTTCGTAATTACTTGGTGTAAATGGCACATTGACCATACGGACAATGGTTTCGGTTTTGGTATTTATTATGCTAGATGGTTTATTTAAATTGACATATCCAACAACGGATAGTGAAGTCAAAGATACACCTAACAGAAAACACAATCTGTTCATATTCATATTATTACCCTTTCTTTATTAATAAGTATATTAAGAATTGTCTTCAAGTTTTCTAAAAACCTTTTTTTCTTTTGAGTTCATCATTTGTAGCTTAGATAAGTTGTCCATCATCTTACCTTTTTGTACAAGTGATATTTTATCTTCAGAGTAAAATTTATTAACTTTATCTACTGCTTGTTGATAACCCCATTCAATAAATTCTTTTACTATAGTTTGGTATAATGTTTCTGTTTTCATATGAGAGAGTTTAGGACTATTAGAGTGAGAGATTTTTATCGTTGGTTTTGGGTTATATATATTATCATAGTATTTTTCTAACCACCTATCCCAACTATTATCAGAGAAGATACCTTTAGCAGCTCGTCCACCATTAGCAGACCTACGGTCTAATCTCTGAATGTTTCTTTTAGTTTCCTCTTGGACAGGTTGAACAATCGCACCTGTCTTGTGAGGATATACAATGTGAGCTGAATACTTCTGTGTATCGGAACAATTGATACAGGTATATAAACCGAGTTGGACTCGTGATGAATCCAACTCTGTTGTACAAGCTTTACAATACACTATAACAAACTTACAGGTGGGTGATTCATAACTTCTTCTAGTTCTTCTCCGGATATAACTTTCTCCCCATCTAGTATAGCTTTTTCTAATTCATCTTGAAGACCATACATCAGTTCCTTAGCAATATCAATAGATATTCTAGTATCCGTATTAGCAGAGTAATCCGGTAAGGTGTTATCTGCTTCTTCTATGAAACCTTGTATCTCGATAAGTTGTTCTAGTATTTCTTTATATTCCATTAGTTTAAATCTCCATACATTAAAAGGCTATTAACCAAAGTTTCATCATTTGCTGTCCATTCGGTTTTATCGTTCCAATAAACCTCGCCTGTTTCGTGATTGTAAATCTCCACTATGTGTATCTCATCATCTATCGTATTGGTTACAACAGCAAAATCATCACAAGTCATATCAGGAGTTATCGGTTGGTAACCATAAGAATAGTCAATCATAAACTCACTAAAGTTAAGTTCTACGATATGAGCACCTAAATCGTGAATAGCAATCTTATGGTCTTTGTAAAATATTGTTTCGTCTAAGTTCATTATTTATTTCCTTTATTTAACACTTAAAGCTACTGTAAATATTTGGTAATGTCAAGCACTTTTACCAAAAAGTTTCTTTTTCTTTTATAGATGGTGAATCATCAGAAAATGAATCAGCCCACT